GCCAAGTCTTTCCATAGCCCAAGCCGTAGATTGACCCATTCTTCCAGCACCAAAAATAATAGCTCTCATTGTACCGCTCTCCCCTTAAGTTCTTCCCAATCTTTTTCTGGCCTAACCACCAAGTTGGTGTCCCACGCCCCAATTAGAGTGTTGGGAGATATTCCAAAGTCTGCTGCGTGTTTTATGATAGCGTTGAGATCTTTTGGAAAACAACTTCCGCCGAACCCCAGACTTCCATCTGGGCCGGGAACCGACCAGTGAGAGCCTCCCAGTCTCTCGTCGTGTATAGCATACTCAATCACCTTGTCGTAGTCAACTCCGTTCGCTTCGCACATAGCGGAGAATTCGTTTGCTAGCGACACTTTAGCCGCTAAGAAGCAATTGGTAAGATACTTAACATACTCTGCTATAGTTGAGTCTGTTTTTATAATAGAAGCCTTCGGAAAGATGTTGGCGTAAAATTGCTTTAGTCTTGTGGTGGCTGGTCTAGGGCCACCCAGAATAACACGGGTAGTGTTACGAAAATCTTCCGCCGCGTTTCTTTCTAGTAAGAATTCTGGGTTGAATACTACTTGAGAGTCTTGGCACATCTCATTAATAAAGGAGGTGGTGCCCGGAGGAACTGTAGATTTAATAACTATGATATTTTGTCTGCCAGTTCCACACGCTTCCAAACAAACAGTTTTTACGATTGAGGTATCGCACGATCCATCTAGCTTCATTGGTGTTGGAACACATACAAACACCACGTCGCAATCATGGGATAAGTCTGTTATTGTTTTATGCGTTGATAGATCTGCATGTGCTTTATCATAAGTGTATACCTTATTGTAACAAGAGAAGACTTCGGTCAGCGCCGACCCTACAAACCCCTGTCCTATTATTCCTATTGCTCTTATTTTCATAGATTTTCTACAGCCTCTTTTATATATTGACACGCTACATCCGCGTCCTCTTTAGAGAATGTAAGAGCGGGTCTAAGTCTAATTGATCTACTGCCGCATTTTAATACGAGCATATTTTCTTGTAACAACTCTACCATTCTATCTCGAAGTTCTGAGGATGGCAGATCAAACGCTATCATGAGTCCTCGCCCCCTTACATTGTCTATTTCGCTTATACTTCTAAGACACCATAATAAATGAGAGCCTACATCGCTAACATCAGCAATCAAATCTTCCCTGTTGATGGCATCTACTATATAGTTAAATCTAACCATATCAACTATATTGCCACCCCATGTAGAATTTATTCTGCCACTAGTATTGAAGACGTTGTGTTTTACTTCATCAATTCGTTCAGTAGAGCAGAAACCACACACCTGAGTCTTTTTGCCAAAGCACATCATGTCAGGAACAACGTCGAAATGTTCGTAGGCCCACATCTTGCCAGTTAGCCCCATGCCAGTCTGCACTTCGTCAAATATAAGAAGACACTCGCGCTCATCAGCTATGCGTCTTAGATTTTTGAAAAACGCTACCGGAAAATGATTATCTCCACCCTCACCCTGTATCGGCTCTATGATAATCGCAGCAACTTCTTCGTGGACACGGCGTTCGATGTCTTCCCAATCAGGCTCTACGGTAGTCCATCTAAACTTTGGGAACAGGGCGGTCTTTTCTGGGGTTGTATTGGTCAAAGAGAGTGTGTAGCCTGTCCTGCCATGAAAAGCGTTCTTGAGATGGAACACATCTAGGTTGTTAATATCAACCGTATGGATATATTTTAGTTTCTTGGCCTTCCAGTCAAATGCGGCTTTGAGGGCGTTTTCTACCCCAAGAGCGCCACCATCAATGAAAAAGTAGTGTTTAAAATCAGGAGTAATTTCAGAGAATTTCTCTACAAATTCAGCATAAGTACTGGAATACATATCACTATTAGCAAGCTTAACTCTTCCAGCCACGCCCATTTCGTTTTGTGCTTTTATTAATGCAGAATGTCCCCACCCCAATGGCTGACTGGCAAATTGTGAATAGCAGTCTAAGTATTTCTTTCCTGTGTTTAAGTCTATAATATAAGAACCAAGGCTCTTCTGTTGGTCTACGACTACATGAAAACCGTCAACAAGTATGTGGTTCTTTAGCGTGTCTATAGCTTTAATGTCAGGCATTTAACCGCTCCTCCCGATTTCATAAATTCTGACATATCGCATATAGATGTCTTTTTACCAGAAAACGATAAGGAAAACATATCTGATGGGGTCACAACCGTCTTATTTATTTCAATACTGTTACAAAGAAAGTCTTGCGCTTGCTCTTCATGAACATTTAATACGTCAAGAACTCCTATTTCATGGCCGATCTCCATTAGCTTTTCCAAAATTCTTTCTTGGCTGAACCTAGAAAAGGCTTGTTGATGATAAACAACTCTATTTTTCAAAGGAAGAAAACATGTGTCCAAATGATAGAATCTTGGATCAACTAATTCACAGGACACGACATCAACTTTGAGAGTTTTTGAGATAATTTCGTGGGCTTCCGGGTCAGTTCTAAATCCATAGCCCATGAACAGGGTATTTTCAAAAAATAGGGCGTCTCCCTCTCCCTCAAAGCAAATGTGGTCTGGGATTTCAATTACTCTATAGCCGTGTTTTAGAAACCAATCTTTAAAGAACCACTTCTCGTCTCGTCTTTCCTGATGTCTAAAATTTGATAATATCACTGTGTCTCGGTATACTAGTCCTGCGTTTGCGGTAAATACCATGTCGGGGTATCCACGCTCAGGCTCAATAAAGCTCAGTCTGGCTCCCGTTTTAGACAAAAGATCAACCATTTTCTCCCACTGGGAAAGAGCTAGGGCGGGATCGATATCATTATCAATATCCATCCAAGGATTGATTTCGTAGTCTATATTAAAATATGTTGGTTTACACAGTAAAAGATCTGTCATTTGCTCCCGGTGCTCATACCTTGTGGAAAGTTCAGAGAGTCTCCATGATTGACCGTCCAAGCCACTTCATGAGTAACGGACCTGAATGTACGAGCGGCGCTGGGCTGTCCGTTTCCAGACTTTTTCACCCCTCCAAATCCAAGATGAGATTCAGCAGCAATACTGCCGCCATTCCAGTAGCCAAGACCAAAATCACATTCGTTGCGAATGCGTCGAGCAACCTTAAAACTTTCTGTTACTACGCCAAGAGCAAGCCCATAGTCAGTGTCATTGTAAATCCTAATAGCATTATCAATTGTATCGTAAGGAATAATTGACACATGCGGCCCGAATACTTCTTGCTTAAGATATGGAACATCTCTCCACTCCGTTTGATATACCGTGGGTGTTAAAAACAAGCTATCGCCATCTCTCTCTCCCATTAGCAGAACATCCGCCTCTGGGTCCGCTTCGACCATCTTGTTAAACTCTATGACTCTTTCGAGTTGCTTTTCATTAATAAGAGGGCCGTAGAAGGTGTTGTCGTCGAATGGGTCTCCAGTCTGTAGATCACCACTTCTATTGGCAAATTCGTCTGCAAATTTGTTGTATAGAGAACGATGAACAATTAGCCTGCTAGCAGACACACAACGTTGACCAGATAGTTTGTAAGCACTAGCCAAGCACGCGGCCATTGCCATGTCATAATTCGCATCTTCATGAACAATTACTGCCGATTTACTTCCCATCTCACAAGAACAGGTTTTGTGCCAGCTTTCCGCACAGACTTTACGAACATGCATTCCTACGTCGGCGCTTCCAGTGAAGCAAATATGATCCACGTCTTCGTGAATTAGATCATCTCCGACTTGTCCATCCCCATGAATCATATTGAAAACGCCCGGCGGAAAACCAGCTTCTCTGTAAAGCTCCGCAGTAATCTGGCCAACCCAAGGTACATCCTCGCTCGGCTTAAGAATTACAGTATTCCCTTCAACAAGAGCAGGAGCAGCGCACCAAAAACCACCAATCGCAAAAGGAAAATTAAAAGGCGCAATGATCGCAACGACCCCTTTTGGCTTCCTAAGCATAAACGCATCTTTTTCTGGCAACTCCGAAGCAATCGCTTCACCATAAGGCATCCTCCCTGTACTAAAGGCATACTGAGCCATGTGCAACGCTTCGTTAACTTCGGCAACAGACTCGTTAAAAACTTTTCCTGTTTCTGTGCTTATAATTTCTGCAATATGGTCTTTGTTTTCTTCGATTAACTTTGCAACCTTAAGAAAATATTCTGCTCGTTGAAATCTGCTAAGACTTCTCCATTCACCAAAGGCCTTCTTAGCGGACATATAAGCGGTTTCTACGTCCAGCAGAGATGCTTGCGGAAAAGCCCCCACGATTGTTCCTGTGGCCGGATTAATACTGTCAAAAAGAGACTCTTCGTCTCCATCAATGAATTGACCATCAATGTAATGTAATCCCTTTACGATTTGATAAGTTGTCATTTTGAGTCCTTTGTAGATTCCATTAAATTTTTCACTGAGTTTTGACAGAAGCCCTTTTGGCCTCGCTCTATTAGCTCTATGATTACCCCGCCTAGATGTGGCAGAGGTTTTGTAAATATTTGCCTGAGTTCATCTTCAGGACAGTCAATAATTTCTTCCGTGAGAAATTCTACCCCATTATCTCGCCAGTCTTTTACTACGCGGTCTATTCCAAACACTTGATATGCAAAATGGTGCACTCCTCCAACGCCTCCCCTGTCGGCCACCCATTGCCCCACAATCGAGTTCTCGTCCCCGTCTGATATAAACACTTCTGGAGCAACATGTCTGTGTCCTCCAGCCTCTATGGTGGGAACATTGTTCATTTTTTCTTTAGGGGTCATCGCAATACATTCAGCCTTGGAGCCGTCATCGAAAACGATATCGAACTCAGTTCCAATTTTATACTGGAGTATTGCGCTGAGAAAGCTAGCGGTTTTTTGTCTATCTGAAACTCTATAGGCTATATGATCCAATCTCATCTATATAGCTTCCTTTTTATATCTACGTACTGTTCTACAGCTTTGTTAAGATCTTCGTATAATTGACTGAACTTAAATCTATAATCGTCGCAGTCCACTTGATATCGGGCGCCTCGGGCGCCTGAATTGCGCAAGTAGTCATTTATGCAGCACAATGACAGTCTATTGCACTCAACTGATGATCCATCTTCTAGCACTCTTGTATAAATATCTGTTTTGGTCATTTGATTATTCCGGTAGATAATTGATTAGATACTCCCATGATTTTATCCAGAAAACTGATGCCAAGAATATCAAATTTAACATGGCCCATCGCCTCCAAATCTTGCATCTCCAAACCCGCGATCTTTTCAGATCCTCTTTTTTCCCTAACCATTGGACACACTTCGCTTAAGTTTTTAGAAGAAATCACTACGCCAGCCGCATGCTTACCTTGAGATTTATATGTTCCTTCAAGCCTAATAGCTTGCCCAAACAATCTGCTTAATTCCCCGCTAAGACTGCCATCGTCTTCTATACGACACCATTCTTTAAGTTGTTCTGGTTGGTTTATCAAAGCCCATCTTATAATAGAAGGGTCTTCCATTTCTTGTAATTGGTCTGAAATTTCTGCTTCAGATGGAATATTTTTGGTGATATAGTTCATCTCTTCAAAACTGCAAGCGTCGTGTACGCGCAGAACTTCTTTCAGAGATGTGCGACCTTGCATTCGCCCAAGCGTCACCATTTGCCCCACATTCTCTTTGCCGTATTTTTGACGCATATACTCAATAACGCGCGCTCTTTTTTCGGTGGGGACATCAATATCAATATCTGGAAGAGAAACATGGTCTTCGGTATTACGCCCAGCATTGTAAAATCTTTCAAAGATTAGACCGTACTCTATTGGGTCTACCTCTGTTATACCAATCAAGTGTGAAATAAGGCAACCTGCGGCAGAACCTCTTCCCGGTCCCGGCAGCCAGCCCTGCTCCCTTACATGGTTTACTATGTCTTGAACTATAAGAAAATATCCTGACAAATTTGCATCCTGTATAACCGAGAGTTCCTCTTTGATTCTTTCGGCATATAATTTCGAATTAGTTTCTTCTGACGCCTTGCCAGTGTCGGCTATTTTACTTTGCCAGCCATGTCTGCATAAAGATCGTAAATATTCATCTTCAGACATATTGTCCGGGCAAGAAAATTTAGGGAGCATGGGTTTGCCTAATATGTTGTATTCTTCGCACATATCAGCAATTAGCTTGGTGTTGTAGATTTCCTCGTCAGTATTTATAACTTGAATTTCTTCTTCTGAGGGGATGTGATATTTGTTTGAGCAAAAGAAACCGCCTAAGCCAACGTCTTCAGAATTGTTAAGCTTTTGCTCTACCTTCTTTAGAGTTGTCCGCATCGCAGAACACAAGAGCACTCTTTGGTCTGGGGCGTCTTCAGAGGAGCAATAGTGAGAGTCTGCCGTAGCTATACAGGGTATGCCGGTTTTCTTGCTGATATACCTTAAGGCTTCAGCGGTTATTCTTTGGGAGGGACACTGGTCTTGATCTATCAATTGTATTTCTAAAAAGAAATTGTCCTTGCCGAAAATGTCTCTATATTTTTCAGCCAGCAGAGTAGTTTTGCTAAGCCAGTCTACATCAATATATTGTTTCGCCTCTTCGTAAGTAGCCGCACCATAGGCAGACTTTTTGTCAGCAAATATGATATCTGCAAGTTGGCTTCCTATATGTCCAGAAAAGCTAATTAAATTTCCGTCACAGTATTCGGCCAGTGTGTCCAGATCTAATCGTGGCTTGTGGTAAAAGACTTCCTCGTCATTGCTGGCAGAGGTAGCTTCTATCAGCTTTGTCCAACCCTCTAGATTCTTAGCCAGAACTACCAGATGACTAAGCTTCCTATTGGTTTTATCTTTTACGCAGGGGTCTTGGTCACATAAATAAAACTCGCAACCTAAAATGGGTTTTATATTTTTTTCTTTCATCGCCCTGACAAACGAGACGGCCCCTGAGATCGTCCCATGATCGGTCACGGCGCATGCATCGTACCCAAGGTTCGAGCAGCGTTCTGCGACCTGTGAGGGCTTCGAGAGACCGTCCAGCAAACTGTAGTGGGTGTGCAAGTGTAGAGGAGTCCAAATTGGCATTTCAGCGTCCTACTGGGTCAAGATCCTTGTATGGCATGTTGTAACAATCTGTGGAAGGTTTCCACCTATTAGAATGATCCATGTCATCCTTTACCCAAAAGCGGGCCTGTTCAAAGTATTCCTTTGCGTCCTTTTGTCCACAAATCCAAGCCCTGACAGGCTTGTTGTTCTTAAATTGTATACTGGTAAAGATGTATATATCCGGTTTTTGATGCGCGCTGGTTTCTGCTACAGAAGCATCGTAATGATCTAGAGGAGGCACAGACCTTCTTTTAGATTTGACTTCAATTTTTTTACCGTCCTTTATCAAATCATGATTGTACTTCTCCTCACCCTCATTATTGCTGATTATCTCGGCTTGGATGTAATCGGCAACGATCTCCTCCCCGAGATAGCCAGCAAAATTCCCCTTGCCCTCAAGGATGGAATTATTTATCACACCTAAATTATCAGCCTTAACCTTACAACTCTCTACCATTTCATCGGTAAAGTAGACTTGAACAATATTACTTTTTTTTGTTGAACTTTTCATAAATGTATCGTGCTGTCGCAACGTCCTCTATCGCTAGTCCTGTGGCGTCGAATAGTGTTGTCCTACATCCGCTAGTTTCTACCCTGCCCTGAATCACTTCTGCTATCGGACACCATATTTGAGAAATCTTATTCTTTTTAGCATACTGTATTTCTCCAGAATGGGAGCACTGTGCCCACTCATCATACGCAACTAGATCAACATTTTCAAGAACGCACGGATGCAGTTCTCTTTTTCCTTCTGCGTCTGCTCCAACAGCATTAATATGAACTACAGGTTTGAGATATCTATACTCAATAAATGGTTGACGTGAAGGGGTTAGCGTTGTAATTATATCCACGTCCCACAAACAATTTTCAAGATCATTATGAACTTCTATTTCTACAGGGCTTCCCTGCCTAACTTCTAAATAATTCAATTCATCTTTTAACTTATTTGCTCGTTCTTCACTGAGGTCAAATAATCGAACAACCTCAATGTCTCTTACGGCAAGGACCGCTTCTATCTGCCTGAGTGTTTGATTTCCGCAGCCGATAAACGCTGCTTTTTTGGAATACTTGGGGGATAAGTATCTGGTTGCCACTCCAGTCACTGCGGCGGTACGAATGGCGGTAAGAGTTTCTCCGTCTAAGATTGCTAATAGTTTTCCAGAAGCCACATCGTTTATAAGAACCTTAGCGAATATGTTAATTTTGCGCTTTGTTCCTGTTTCGTCTAGGTGTACTCCACACCATTTAATCCCCGCCGTATCTCCTACAACCGCTGGCATAGATCTGAAATCGCCATTAGGTATGTCCATATACACTTTTGGCGGCATCTGTGTGTTTTCAATGTTTATAAATAAGTCTTCAACAACTTCTATGCATTCTGGAACTGATAGTATCTGCGCTACTTCGTCGTTTGTAAAGTATTTAACCGGGAGCATCATAATACCCTATATTGAAGTCTGGTTTGGTACACTCTGCGCTTGTCCTTTCAATACCATTCTTTTTGATATGATCTTGCACATATCTACAGATGTTGGTATCTGTACCTTCCCAGTTATTCTTATAATAATCGCAAAGCTTAGTGCACTTCCAATGCGACTGGCTCTGTGACAATAATTTAGGGCTTTTATTGTTCTTGATTTCGTTAAATCTTTTTCTGAGCATCTTAAGAAATAATTCTTTAGACCCATCATCAAAGCACAGAGAAAATGGTCCTCCATCTTTTACATAGAAAATGGTCATTATCGCCTGATCGTAATCAGGATACAGCTTGGATATGGCGTAGTAATAGAGAAGCAATTGCGGGTCACTCTCTAATTTATTATAGTCCTTTTCTTCGCCTGTGGCCCAATTAATTCTTCTACCAGTCTTCCAATCTACAACTTCTATAACTCCGTCTTCGGCTTCTGTAACTAAATCTATAGTTCCTTTTATGGCCAGCTTACCCTTTAACTTTGTGCCGTCATCAAGAGTGTAGTCGTACTCTGCCCAAGGCTCATCTATCTCTATGTCGAAGTGAGGCTCAGTGTCTACAATCTTTCTGTTTCTGGGGTCAAACTGACCATCATTATAATGCAGACCCAGCCACGTCCATTTGCGGCATTCGTTTTTTTCTTTGTCTGTATATTCATGGACGCAGTTGGAGGTGTAGTGTTCGAAACTTTTATCTACTATTTTGTTAACAAACTCTTCTGAGTATAGTTTGCTACTAGTGAATGTAATCCTTCCAAGTGCGTCGTCTGTGACGCTCATAAGCCCAGACTCTGGAAGGCTCTGGAGCCTTTTTTTGCACGACGCCAGACACTCCATCACCTTATGGACGATGGTTCCCTGCTGGGCTTTTTTACCTGACGTTGAGGGGAAACCCAAGACATAATTTATGTAATACTGCTGCTGACAGTAATCATAACTATTATATGACGAACTTCGTATATAAGCTACGAGCATTTATTCCACTCCAAGGCTTCTGATATGATTGGGAATTCTTCCCTAAAGAGGCCCTTGATTTCATTTGCAATGTCCTGATGCTCTTTCTGAGTTGATAGGTCTGTTCGCAGTTTTATATAATGAATCCAGCTTCTAACTGTTCCATTCATATACATGCGAGTCTTGGTGCTCAACGGCAATAAAAATCTAGCGCTTTCTTTGGCTATCCCTCTCTCTAATGCTTCTTCGTACAAGTCGTGTGTTGCATCTTGTATTCTTTGATGTGTGTATTCAAACCAAGTCTTGGTATTTTCAGACAGATCGTCAAAAGAGTTTTGCCTGTTCTTGGTGTCTTGTCTTCTTGGCTTGACATATTCAAACCCCTGCGCCTTTGCGTATCTTTGACTGAATTCCTGAAAAGAGAAGCTGCGATGTCTGAGGATTTGAGCAGCTATTCCTCTAGTTGTGTTGATTTCAACAACCATGTTTGCCATTTCAAAAATAGACCAGTGTCCATGTTTGATACAGAACTTAAGTAAACCAGACACCTCTGGGTTGTCTTGATTTTTAGGGTTGCTCACTCTGGCGCAGTAACCAATGGTTTCTTCTGCGTCAGGAGTAATGGAAATAAGCTTAACTTTCATACAGGCTCTAGCCATCCCCATCCTGCGAGAATGTTTAGTAGCTCCTTTGACTGTTCTTCAATGGCCATGTCTTGGTTATCGATTACGGCGTCAAACCCCTCGTAAGTATCGAGAGCAATTTCACTAGCGTGAGAATCGTCATGGGGCGCTCTGGTAAGGCGAATTACTTTGCCGCCAGCCTCTTGTATCGCTTCTACCTCGTCTGGAAACCTACAGTCTCCCACAAGAGCCAGAGCGCTCTGTTCTGATTGAATTTGATTGATGCAAAAATCCACCCATACGTCTTCTTTGAGCGATCTGCAAACATCAGTACCAAAGTATTGAAGAAACTCTCTGGCTGTAAAATCTTTAATCGGAGATGGAGTATTCTTTTGTTTTTCAGACCCATAGCATTGTTCGTATTTTAGTCCGAAAAAATTAATGGCTATAGACTTTAGAGAATCAGCAAAGTTATAGGCTTTAACAAAAGGCCACACATTCATAGAGCAGTATTGAACAAATCTGGGTTCTCTATTGTTGAGATCTAGTACTCCCATCTGTTGAATTTCTTCGCCCTTCTCATCCATAAACGTAGCGTTTACAGACAACTGGCCTCTGTCATCTAAGAGAAACTTTTCAATTACTTGATTTCTCTGCAACTCATAGCCATGCAGGAAGTTTATACATGTGGTTTTACCGGCTCTTTTATGACCGCTGATGGCTAGGATTTTTTGAGACATTTTATCTTCCTTTTCGGATGTCGTACCAGATAAAGCAATTGAGAGACACCCATAGCAGAAGCTCGGTTAAAAACGCTGGTTTAAAGCCCTCTATGATAGCTGAAATCAATGCCGCCCACATAAACACTAGCGCGGCAGTTCTAGCCGTGAATTGTAGCCCCATGTCAAGCCTAGACATATGTTTTACTTTTTTCGGGTTTCTTCTTTAAAATCTTCCAAGTCAATTTTCTGTTGCATTTCTTCATTCAAAGCTTCGTGACGCGCGGCCTGTACCGCTCTTCTTTCACTGTTCTTATATTCCTCAAGTTTTTTTGGATTGTTGTATCCCTTTCCTTTTTTTCTCCGTTCCCGTTTATTTTTTTTCTTGTTGCGTGCTTTTATTTCGTCTTGTTGTTGTCTGGTTCTGTGAGGTCTTCTCTTGTGCTTCTTTTCCGTAGCTCGATCTGCTATTATAGAACTAAGAACACCATTCGCTTGGGCTAAAGTTCTTTTCACCCCTTTTCCGAAAAATTCGATCCTGACATGACAGCTTTTACACAGGACTAATAAGCCATCTAAGCTTTTTCCAGATAGGTTTGATTCATCGTAGTGGTAGTGGTGTATTTGGGCTTGTTTGCTCTTTAAAGGTTTTGCACCACAAGCAACACATTCGTTACCTTCATCTTTAATCAGCCGGGATCTTATATCTTTCCACAAGGAGCTTCGTAGGTACTGTTTATAACTGTCAAACCCCAACCATTCTAGAGTTTGGTCTCTAAGGTAATACTCATTGCATGTATGATTTATTTTCGTAGCCATTTACTTTTTTATAACTGCGGCCTTACGTAAGTCTTGATTTCTTCTACACTCATATCGCCTACGTCTTTTTGTGGGAGATCAACGAATTGAATATTGTACATTCTTTCACACTGCTTAGCGATTTTCTCTCTCGCGTGCGTACCGGCCTCGTCCGAATCGGTCATAATGACCAGCTTCAAGGCTCCAGACCTCTCTAGAATAAGTCGCTGTTGTTCTGCTAATGAGCAGCCAAACATTCCCACTACATTATATATACCAGCCTCGTCCAATCTCCACACATCTCCTTGTCCCTCAACCAAAATAGCCGTACTGCTTTCCAGAATGTGATCTTTAGCATGCCAATAATTATATAGAGAAGCGCCAGAATTGAAACCCTTGCTATTTAACCACTTGGGATTAATATTAGGGCTTGTAGCCCTGCCCACACATCCTATCATGTGTTGATGATTGTTATCATACACAGGGACAACGATCCTGTTGGACATTGGCTTGTTTGGTGTTGTACATAACCCAACGTCAAACTTTTCTAATGTTTCAGATAAAAAGCCTCTACTAATGTAATAAGGCGCTGGTATTTGTATCCTACTCCTTATTTCCTCTCTGCTTATACCTTCTCTATACTCTATTTTTTTCTCAAAAACTTTATTTGCCAATTCTGTAAAAGTAACAATATTGGCTTCATACTTCTCAAGATTATCGAAAGAAGACTGTAGAAAGTCACAGGCGAATTTAATTGTTTGACCAAAGGTTACATCTTCTTCTGTAGTAGAACTTAATACACCCTGCAAGAATCCTAGTATGTCTTGCTTGTATTCAGTTTCGCAATGGTGAGTAAAGCATTGCCAATTTCCAATAATCGAATCCCCGGTCGTGAATATACTTACGGCTGTGGGGTTGTCCCCACCGTGTACAGGACAGGCAAATGTAACTCTATTATCAAATTGTTCGTATTCTATCTCAAAATACGACAATAGGTCGGTTATACGTTCTACCAAGCCATTTGAAATAGCCGTTATTTTTCTTCTGTCAGTATTATGTTGCGAATGGAATTTGTTCGTTGTCGTTTTCATCTACAATAAACCCTTGGTCTTGCTTCTTATTGCCTTTTTTCAATTCGTTTCTAGTGCAACCTTCATCTATCTTGGACACATCCCCTTTCATGGACATATTTATATAATCTCCATCGCTCAAACCCGCCCCGTGTCTAGAAACCAATGGGACTAATTTTTTATTTCCATTGTCTTCTCCGTCTTCTGCAACTTCTTCTTCTGATTTATTTTTGAAAATGGAGAAGCTGGTACACAGCCATATAAGCCTATCGGAGCCGCTAACGACATCAGTCGATTCTTTAGTTATGCCGTCTCTGTTTAGCTGCACAAACGACAGACACGGACAATCATATTGAACACAGAAGTTGTGTAGAGAGGTAATTTGAAAACCAAGAACTTGGAATTCTTGTAGGCCAGAAGACATATTATCCGAGGTCATCAGCTTCAAATAATCATACACAATCAGGCAGTCGTTAGTTCTTCCATTTTCATCAAACCCTACTTTTTGAGCAATCCACCTTCTCATCACGGAGAGGGTTTCTTCAAAAGGTTTTCCGGCGATGCTGATGTAGTCATAAGGCACATCTTTTAAAGCTTCAGAGGCCTTGTGTATTTTTTCTTTTTCTATAGCGCTATTGGCAAATTTTCCCGTGGATATTGTATTTATGGGAACTTTACTTATATTTGAAATAATACGATTGACATGATCCTCTTTAGACATTTCTGTGTCTAACATAAGAACTGGTATATTAAGCTCTTTGGAGACATGCAGGGCAACATTATCTCCAAACATGCTTTTTCCCACCTTTGGCCTAGCGGCTATAAGGTCGACACACTTTCTTCTAAATCCTCCTCCTATAGCAGTATCATATCGTTGATATCCACTGCTGATGCCCAGTATATCCACTGGGTTATCTTCTAGATGTTGAATGTAATCCTCAACGTCGTCTCCAAGGGCGGCTGGGCGATCATCCCCTCCCTGTTTTATGGAGTTAGAAAGCTCAAAGATGGGATTTTCAGCAAGCGAAATAATTTCATTTACTGTTTCTTCTCCAGTAATTTCAGACAGGCTAGTATATGCTTGCTTTATATTTTTTTGTACGGTTCTGGCAAATTCTAGTTTTCTTATCTTGACTGCGTGCTTTCGCACGTTTTCAAGATGTATCGGAAAATTAAAAACAGATCTTAGATATTCAAGCTCTTTTTTAGAGTTCAAAATCTCATGAAAGTTCAGTTCTGTTGCGCTAGAAAGAATGGACGATATGTCAACCTGATCGCTACTTTCAAGAATCTTACTAAGGCATTTGTAGATTATTTGGTTAGACTCATGAACAAAAGTATTAGCTGTTATTACGTCGTCTACATCTACAAACGCTTGTGAGCCATATTGACATACTCCTGATAACACGGCCCTTTCCGCCGCAGTGTCACTGAGTATTTGATTCATACTTTTTTTAACCTTTGCAACAAGCGCTGCATCTATAGTGCTCTCTTTTGAGGGATGGCGGAATCATATCTGATTTACCGCACAGATGGCAGGTGATGCTCATTAGCCCTTCGGATGGTTTTCTCGACCGCTCAACGGGCTTTGTTGCCGAGTCATCAATCAGGCTTGCTCCAGCTTCTTCCACTCCTATAGTGCCATCATCATTAAACTGGTTTTTTCTACTTTTCAAATTTAGAGGCTCTCCTTTTGTGAGGCGCTGTCTGGAGTTTTCAACATCGTCTGACACCGGCATGGTAAAATCATCCGTATCTTTTTTTATCGTCTCGCCTACCTCTTTTTCGCCGTCAGACTCTTTCTCAATCTCCTTTACGCTCATTCCCGCCAATTCTTCCCCCATAAATTCCTCAAGACTGTCTTTGATTAATTCAATATCGTTTGTTAGCACTCCTTGTTTCACACCGTCTGTAAATGTCTTTATGGCGTCCATCCACTTAGGTGGCATTATCTACCCTCCGTTTGCTTCTTTGTAGTTCTATAAGAGCGTTGCTCATTGATTGTATCCTACCAGACATATATGACAATCTGTCTGACACTGCTTGGGCATAAGATAGTATTTCGTTTAGCTTAAGTGCGTGTTCATTACTAATAACAACTGCGTGCTCTTTCTCTTCGTATTTCATATAACGATCAAACTGTCCTGAGTTTTGTGCTATAATATTCTTAATGTTGTTTTTAGCCCAATTTATTCTGGCCGTCTGTTCATTTATTTGTTGCTGCATATATAGAGAATATTGAGCTAGGGAAAAAGCTAGCTCTCCACACTCCGCACTCGTAAGAGCCTTAAGCTCAAAGCTTTTCATTTGTAATACTCTGAGGGCTTCTTCATTATATTCAACCTTATGTATTCCGCGCTTGGCTAAATAGTCATCAATTAGTTGTTCAAAGCGAGATAGCTTGTCTTTAGCTGTCATCGAAGATTCTGGTTCTCCACTCATCGTCACTCTCTGTGTGTGGTAGTTCTATGAACGTGATGTTGTTTATGCTAGCCCAATTAGCCTTTTGTCTGTCTCTCGCCTGAGCTTTATAAAAGTCGGCCTTGCTCTTAAAGAAAAACGAATTGAACTCATAATGCTGAGATCCATGAACCTCAATCATTAGTGTTCTCTTGGGGATATAGAAATCCGCGAAAAGGCCGCACCCCGGCAGGGGAACCTCCTCCAATATTCTATCGTAGGGAAACTCCCGAGTCAAGAGGGCTTTTGCGCGTACATGATGTTGTGAGCGTGGCCTACTGTCGTCTTTGTATGGAACATGATTGGCAAGGTTCCATGTGTAAGTTTTGCCGTCTAATCCAGTTATTTTCATAGCATGGCTTTAATGTCAGATTCTAGTAATTTTAACAGATCGGGATTTCTTTGCAGGAATTGATATAACTTCTCCTGTCCTTGAAATTTAGTAGTGGGATCAAAGTCCATAGCCTTGGCTTCTTCTTCGTGGTTCTCCATAAAGTTACACGTAAACCAAGCTCCAGCTTTAGAAATCAGCCCAAAATCTGCTCCTAAATTGATCCACTCACAAACACTATCAATACCTTTGCCATATCTAAGATAGCTATCTACTACTGCTCCCGGTGGACCCAAGGCAGAATGCTCTACGGTCCAAGAAATTATCTGTCCAATTGGAGCGTCGGAGTTTCCAACATTCCATTTCTTGACCCCCTTGGCTCTTAGCTTGATGTCAGACTGGTATTTGATTTTCTGTCCACCATCTTCAATATAAGCTTTTCCATATCCACTGGTATTGGCGATTAAGTGTTGGATAATAATAATGATGGTGTTTTGAATAGGAACAACGGTTCCCATTTGTTTGCAAAACGAAGATAATAGTTTGGGAGTACCCGCTCTGGTTTGACCGTTGATCTCGTTGAGCATCTCTTTTTCTGGAGACAAAGCAGAGGCGGAATCTATTATTACTACGCAGCCCGGATGGTCCTTGATGATGTTGGTTGCGATAGTCAAGAAGTCTTCTGCTGTTAAGATGTTGCCCTGAGTGGACTGTATTAGTTTTAACTTGTCAGGATTTAACCCCTCTACACCGCTTAGGTTCATTTTTTTGAATCTGCCCTCGGCGTTTAAATAGTATACCATCCTCCCGCCAGCTTCTTCGGTTTGGCAGTTCGCAGCTATTTGCAAAGCCGTCGTGGTCTTCCCGCATTTTGGCGCGCCAGACAGAATAACCCAGCTACCTTCTGGGATTCCTCCGTTCAACCCAATGTCTATTGCAGGACTGACAGGGATGGTGAAAATATCTTCTTCTATAACAAGATTAGAATCAATCATAATCTCGCCATACTTTTTAACGATATCTTTTTCTACCTTGTCGTAATATTCATTCATTGGTCTAAGTCTCTTAGTTTGGAAATAGTGCTCTTGCTTCCAAAGGGCTTTCTTGGCTTACTATCTGTTTCTATATCTTCTACGCTAATAGAGCCTTGTGCGTCTGATCGTTGTAGAACTTGTTCTTCTTTTATGATTAGATCTTCTAGTCCGGGGAATCTTAGAGAATATATAGACTTCCCTCTGCCGCTGTTCAGAGCCTTTATGATTGCTCTCTCGTCATGTTTTTTGACAAGGCGGTTGGCCAGAATGATTTGATGAGTGTAGGATTTTTTCCATTTTTCTGTGTTCCAAAATTTATAGGCAGGGGTTCCAACATTGTCCTTCTCTGCCTGTCTTTGGCAGACTATTTCAGCTATGTACTGTGCTGCCGTGCAATATTCTCCAGTGGACGGGGATTTATATTTGCTTTTGTCACTTCTTTTTCTCGTCACTTAGTACACCCTGTCTGGCTATCAAGCAAATTGTGTTTTCGTCTGGATCTCTAGTCTCTGTGAATTGCGTTGTTAATTCTGGAACATTGTAAGCGGAAATAAGTAAAATATCTTTTTCCAAAACTCCGCAAATATATGAATGATGAGTTAGTCCTCCACCATACAAGAAACCCCCAGCGCCTTTGCAAAAATAATATCCGTCGTAATTCTTACCAATCTCTACTTTGTTTGTCCCGTTCTGTATATACATATCCACAACATAAACGCCGGTTTTTTCACAGTGGATACCCAAGCGCTCCCAAGCGCTTTCTGGCTCTACCCCTTCTCTTTCGTCGTCTTGGTATACAATTAAACCATCCGACAAAGTGGCCACCCAAACGGTGCCCTTCTCAAATAAGCTAGCTGTATACAAATCTGGCTCTGTACATATAAAGACCATCAATCGTCCTTTATTTTATGCACCACGTTTGGGTCAAACTTATTCTTTTGCTGCGATGGCGTCTCTCCCGCCATGGAGGCTTCTTGTGTCATAACAGACACGCCATATTTCTCATTTTTAATCATCATATCTCCAACGCTTGGAGTGTCAGATTTAGATTTTGCAATATGTTCGGTGTCGTCAGGACTGAGCGCATCAAGATATTTCTGAATAGTTTTTTCTGTTCTCGACAGATCTGTAGCCAGTTCTTTAACCGGTTGATTCTGATTATTGTCGATATAAAACTTTTCTACTTTGGTCAGCGGTCCTTTATTTTTGGTTACCATCTATTATCATCCTTTCTGCCTGAGTTAAATGTCTAGTAGACCTCGTTTTGAGATATTTGCAATACTGTTCAAATACTATAGAGCTAACCTTTCTCCAGTCCCAATCCCCGGTTCTTGTTCTATCGGCATAAGTCCCCCAAGGGTCAAATATTCTTCCGCGTCCAAATTTAATATAGTACGTAGTCGACTTGGTGTTGTCTTCCGTACCTACGTTGGTTTTATTTACTAGTTTAGCATAGCTTTTATTACTGTCTTTTTTTACAGAATTTCCACCTTCTGTAAAATATGTAACCTCAGTAACAACTGGACTTGGGGCTTGAAAATCCAACTTCTCATTTTCGTGTCTAGCCATTAGATAATTCTTTCGTTTCAATGATAAAGTTTTTATTATCGGCCGCGCTTGGCGCTTCGCTAAGTTGGACTCCTTCCAAGGGGACCATATAGAATGAACCCGAAACCTCTTTTACAAAACTAGAGTCTCCGCAAAAGCAACAGTTGGCTCGTATATTAACCGAGGTTGGAGCTTCTTTGACACGCATTACTTTAACT